TCATAGATTCCCATTTATCCACTGCCGCCAATGCCTTCGCACGTTCCTCCTCACCTTCAACGGTTTCAAGCTTCTTCTTCCATTTGGACACGTTGCTGGCCGCATTCTTACGGATATTCATCACCTCAAGATCACTTTTGTTGGAAAGCTCGTCAGAAGCTAGATAGACGGCAATACGGGGATGTTTCCCGAGCAGCGCATGATTGTCACGGTAATATTCCAACTCCTCCCAGATACTCCGGTCCTCCAGGTAATTCTCCACAGTTGTTTTGGCTATGGCAAACGCCTGTTCCAGCTCAACGTCATCCGGCAGTTCCCCCAGTTCCCTGAAAGTTTTTAGATAAAGGTCATAGGCCGTGAACATATCGGCAACCAGTATTTTCAGTACATCCGGACAATCCGGAGAGTTGAGGAAGGGGAAACGGTCACGGAAACGGATCACATTTTCCACAACCGGGGTGACAGGAACATTCACTGCGGTTTTCTCAGCCTTGATCTCTTCCACCACTATAGAAGCTGAAGATATGTGGGGAGAGTCCACTGCCTTCCGTTGCATTGTCCTGAAAGCCGTTTCCGAAATTCCGGCAAGCTTGCGCAGTTCCTCCATCAAGGTGGCACGAAGCAGGTCTGTTTCGGTATTCCGCCGGAAAGTGGCTTTCAGCATCAGATTAAGCCCGTACTCCTCGTACAAAGCAATCCCCTCACGATACGGACGGGGACCGCTCAGATAAGCAATAATTTTTTCTTTCATACGATAAAATTTAATGTCATACAAAGAAAAAGCCCGGCAATTGCCGGGCAAAAGACAGGCATGAATAAAAAATCCATGCAACGGTTCAATTGCATGGATTGGTGTCGAATAAAAACAGCTTTCAATAAGAAAGTCTGAGTGAACCTATTTTTTGAGAAATGTCTTTCAGCGCATGATTGAATCTGTCCAGCTCCTCGGCAGTGAATCGGCAGGGCTTCCCATTGACCACATTACCATTAATACGCTGATATAGCCATTCTTTCGTTTTGCCAAAGTAATGTTTCGCAATGAAAGACAACGATATGATCTCGGATATGTTCTGAAGCTGTAATTTTATGGTTCTCTCCTCCATGCCAGCAATTTCACTACTAATCTCATTCAAGCACTCATCCATGAAATCTGCAATCATCTTCTTGTCCCCTTCACTCGTATAAGTACCAGCTATATGTTTCACCCGGGAATAAAACTCCCCGGACTCTGTTCCCATTAACGGACGTAGAGCGTCCAATTCCTCTTTCAGTGTCATGATCTCTTTATTTTTTTAAGTTCCCCATAGGCTGGGGAACACTGTTATTACTCATTTTCCATCTCTTTAAGAATTTTCTCTATCAGGTTCAGACGGTCAAGAAGGGCGTTTATCTCTTCAGTTCTCCTGATCCCGGTCTGTTCCTCAATAAAAACCAATTGTTTCAATTTCATTTTTACAACCCCCAACTGCATTGTGAGGTCCTTTTTAATTTGTTCCTTACTCATTATATGCTGTTTTTAATCGACATTCAAAAATAATAATCTTTTGCTTATTATACAAGGATATCTCAAATAATCTTTTGCTTATTAATCATTTTTAGCAAAATTCCGCATGAAATAAAAAAAGCGAAGCCGAAGCCCCGCTTTCCTGAAATAATGAAACCGCTAAAATAAGAATATGACTTATGCCTGATAACGGCTCTGCTCAATCCATGTACATGTACCGGATCCGGATTCAAAAGCCTGAAGGGTTATCAGGCTGCCCGGACTAGCGGTGAAGGTTTCTCCGCCACGCAGCAGGAACTGGCCGCCGTGAGCAATTGTCGGCGCCACGCCTGACGCTACACCCAGCAGGGTCATCACTGCACCATGCCGTCCGCCGGTCACTTTATTTATTTCCGCTTCACCACCCTGAAGCTGATATTGCCCTTCCGCCGTAAACGGGATGGTAGTGGCAGACGCGCTCACACTCGCCACCGGTTCTTCCGAAGGAACAGTACCCTTATAGATGGCGATGTCATCCCCTTTACTGATCTGGGTAAAAGTGAATTCAGAGGAGTTGGCATCCTTGTTACCGGTATAATTGACTCCCATCTGCATGGGATTGCAGGGAGAACCGAACAGATCCTTGTCCTGACCGTCACAGTAGCTCATTATCACGATACATTTCCGACCGAGCCAGTTGGTCTTGAACTCACGGACCGCCTGCTTGTTTCCCGGATGGTTCCCCTTGACCGTAGGGGTGAAACCAAGTGCGTCAGGATCTCCGTCTGTATTGCTTGTAACCTCCACGGTACCGGGAGTGAAATAGATGTCGGTAGAATAACATCCAGGCTTCAATTGTATGTTCTCGGTCATCAACACACCGGCCGAGTCCCGTGCCGGGAACACCAGAATATCATCCACATCAATGATACTCATCATGTCGCGCGGGTTGATCCCTTTACCCGGATTACCTTCCGGGCGCTTCACTGCTCTTTTAACGTATGCCATAATTATAACAATTTAAAATGAATAACAGGGGCGGATTACTCCGCCCGTAAATTTAACCACGTGCCACCTCATAGAATTTGCCACCTGCATAAGTCAGCATGATAAATTTGCCGGCGCTGAGCGTCATGGCATCAGTCAGGACAAAATTACCACTATTAGCGATAGTGGACGCATTCGTATTCCCGGCCCCGTGAATGGTATACACCTCACCTTCCACCGCATCTGTGAAATTCGTGATGGCCGTTTCTTTGGTATTGGTTCCCGTTACGAACACCGTGGCACCCGCCAAGGATGGAGTGGTTGCATCGTTGGCGAACTGTAATGCACCGGAAGCTGCTGTATCACGTCCGATTTCGATAAATTTTCCGTCAGAACGTTTCATCAGACGTATGGTGTCCCCTTTCTTCGGTATCCAGTCGGCACTGATCAAGCTGAACTTATCGGATTTGGTGATCTTTACCCCCTTGTCCTCGCTGCCACACTTGATGGTGACAATCTTACCCACTTCGGCGTTCTCAATATCCGTAATGGTGAACAGGCTGGTGTTGGCCACGGTCTGTACACTGGTATGCAGGGCTACGTTCGGGTTTTTGTCCTTCTCCCCGTCAATGAAGGAGGATGCAGGTCGGTCATACTCGTTACAGAAGATCATCTGGCGGCTGCCGTCCATATCCTCTTTTTTCGTATATTTGAAACCTACCGCACGCGCCCAGATGGATTCCTTCCACAAGGACCATACCTTAAGCGTCCAGTCCTGTTGTTCCAAGCTGAAATTTGTCATTTCACCGGCCACATGCTCGAAGCATTTGATATTGCCCTCCATCGTCCAGAAAATACGCTGGTGATTGTCTGCGTTCGGAATCGGAATCAGCTTCACAGCTGGATATTCCTTAACGTACATCATATTGGCCTTGTAATCCTGGTTCACACCATAGTGCAGCTCGTTGTACTTGTGATACCATACTACCATATAGCTGGGAAGATACAGGGCCAGCTGCCCGCTGTCACGGTACACGGCAGGAATCATTCCCGTACCCTGGAACAGTTTCTCACCGATATTGGCTTCCGTGATCTCACCCAGCACAAACGGCTTGATCTGGTAAACGGTCTTCCCGTTATTAATGTCAATGAAACCGTCAACCTTCTTTCTCAGCCATTCATACAGCCCGTCGGCCGCTTCCATGGCGCGTCCCGGCTTGTTAAGGTCAGGATCCTTGCGCACGCCATTGATACGGCGCAGCTCACGCTCGTTATGCAGCTTCTTGGCTGTTTCCGCTAGAATGTATTCAATGAATGACCATTTGATCGCCTGTGATCCTTCCTTGTTGAGAGAGCCGATCCAGGTTTTTTCCAGCTGCTTCAGGTCACGGAACTTATGGGCGAACATGACACTGAACATACGCAATGTCTCGTTGTCGAACTCATATTCACCTTTGGTCACATTGTCGAAATCACTGGAGGTGTTGTCAGCCTGCGAGAACTCACCCAGCCAAATGTTGACCAGAGTGGCCAGATCCTGATATCCGCTCTCCACCGGGAAGATGCTCTCGATACTGGGGAGCTTGGTCAGGAATGACTGCAAACGGTCCTGCCAGCGGATGCGGTAGAACGCACCAAGGTCCTCCTTCAGACGGCCGTAATCCACGGAACTTTCCGCACGGACCTGAATATTGATTCCCTGACTTGCGAGCAGAGCGGCACGGGCACGCATGTTATACGGACGATCCAGCGCGAACATCTCACCCTGCATACCTCCAAGCTGCTTGTCATCATCCAGGTTGAAGGCACCGGCACCCGTATTTTGTTTCAGACCGGCACCCGCACCATGGTCTGGCTCCGGCAATGCGCTCAGTACCGAAATCTTCTGCTTCAGCTCCGCTATTTCGGTATCTTTCCGGGTGATGGCCTGCGTCTTTTCCCCGTCTGTCTTTCTTATTGCATCCAACTGCTCCTGCAAGGAAGCCATTTCGGATACTTTCTGCGCCAGCAGACCACGAATCAGCGCCTCTCCCGAATTCTCAACAGGACCGGCCTGCTGTTCCTCATCCTTAAAACCATTTTTCAACGCTTCCCCGAAAGGAGTTATGAACTTCTCATCGAAGCCAAGTTCTTTCAGCTTGGCTACATCATCGGCATCGAGGATATCCTTGTCCTCAGCCTTCTTCCACTCTTTCAGCCCCAGCAATCCAAGGATTGCGCCGGCAAAGGTGGACATTTTAGAATACTTTCCCATAAAAATAAAAATTTAAAAGATTTGATTTGTCTTGTTGATGACGGACTGCGCCAGAATCCAGCGCGCAGCTCCCTCCAAAGTGTTATAACCGTCCGCCAGTCCTTCCCTGACCGCTTCATCACCCATAAAGGTCGCCCCGCGGAACACGGGGGAGTCCTTGTCATAAGCGATGGAAAGGTTCTCCGAAACGGTCCGGCAGAACATCATGTGCAGTTTTGACAGCTTTTCCTTATAAGGTTCCTCGTTATTGTTTTCCGCAATCTCCCGGTGTTCCCTGTTTTTCAAGTCGGCCGAATCCGGGTAAATCTCCCGATAATCGATTCCTTCTTTTTTCAAGGCCTCCTTGGCATTATAATAGGTACCCACAACACCAATACTACCCACCTCGCACATCAACGAGCCAAGAAAGCGCTTGTCTGCGGCTGATGCCAGCCAAAAATGTGCGGAAGCACAAGCTCCGGCAATGTAAGCGACTACGGGTTTGGGACATTCGGATATCATTTTTGACGCATTGTCCAGACCGGTAATCATTCCCCCCGGTCCATTTATCCACAAAATGATGCCTGCAATACGGTCATTAGCTGCCGCCTGTGCAATATATTCCTGAAGGCGGAACGTCTCCCAGGCATAGAGCGTCCCTTCCAGCACAATAACGGCAACCGAATCGGAAGGAAGACCGCTGTCTTCCAAATTCCACCGCCCCACAAAATTCAGATCCGATGCGTATGCGGTCACGGTATCTTTTTCAAAAAATGCCTCTACCTCCTTAAAATTGCCGGAATGTATTGAAGGAAGGATCAGTGAGACCAGATTGTAATAATCCTCTCTAGCCATGGCCCATTTTTCATTGAATATTAACTGAATACGATTCATCCGTTCTTTTTTCCTGCAAAATAAAGAACAGATCCATCCATGAACAAGGACACGGAGAAGCGGTCATCACACCTGGTCATGAAAAGACCGTTTTTCCACATAAAAACACCTCCAAAAAGGACATGGAAAGGACAAAAAGACACGCTACGTTACATAAAATTATCTGTGTTTATATTCCCGAACGGAGGTTTTACGGCGCATCTTCCGCCGCCAGCGCTGGTAATCTTTCAGAAGTGCTTCCACGCTCAGACTCTCAATGCAATACTTCCGGAGAAAGTACCAGGCCGAATTGATGTAGTCTATACCATAGACATGTTTGTTTTCATCAAACAGGTCATGAAGCTCCGCACGCATCATTGTGTTTATCTTCCTGGAAAGTATTTTGGCTCCCCTCTCGCCTATATAATTATAGGTAGCCAAAGGTTTGCCACCCGGAAGGTGTGCCTCTCGGCGCTCCGGCAACACAAGCTCCAGATTTCCGCTATCCACAGGGCATCCGGCAGGACGTTTCTGCAAAAGATCATAGACGAAATGGTACAAATCAAGATCTGAAGGCAGGCGGACTACCTTGCTGTCCGGGGTTCCATACTTGCCTATTAGATATTCGGCTAAATAATTTTCTATCGTTATCTTCGTGGTAATCATATACTTATGTGTTTATACAAAAGTAATGATTTAAATTGAGATAGTCAAAGAACAACCGGCTAAAGATGGACTGGCTTCCAAAAGAATCATGAAGGCCGTTGCAACACCCCTTGAAAAACAAAGGGGGGATTTTCGTGCAACCGTGCGATCTGATGATTAATATTATTGTAACATATTGAATATCAATATATTGTATACTGCACAATTCGCGCACGATTTTCGTACGAAATGTAAAACCACGCACAAAAAGCCATAAAATACGTTTTTGGACAAATCGAACGGAATCGTGCAAAAATCGTGCAGACATAAATATTTATATATCAATATATTATAATCAAAAAAAACGCAGTTGCACGATTGCACGAAAATTTCTTCATTTTTTATAAGGGTATATTTCTTAAAAGTTAAAAAATAAAAAAAAGAATATATAGGCCGCCCGTTTTCGAACAGATCGCACGATTGTCCAAAATGTTTTTTCTGGGGAAAAAGGGGTATGAGGGGAAACAAAAAAGTCCGGAAAACCGGACTTTTAAACTATATGTCTTCAGGATAAAATGCCTGCGTTATGAATTCGTATTCCTGGGGGAGCGACCGCACGCCCACAATAACACACAAGCCTCTGGCAGCCATTTCATAGAGCCTCTGGTTGGTCACAGGGGAGTTCCTGAAGTTATACTGGGCGCACATCACGAAATAAGCCGTGGACAGGTCACAGGAATAAAGATCCTCCTGTATCAGCTTGGCCGCATCACTAGGTATCAGGGCAAAGCCCAGCCTGACCGCAAGCCTTGAAATCATCTGTCTGCGTGTCCGGACATCAGGACATACCGCCACAAAAATTTTATTCTCTTTTTTCAGCATATTGCTTCCTTTTTATTTGCATATCTCACTAAAAATCACTAACTTTACAATGATATAAATTGGGATATATCATACATTTCTATCCGAGTAGAAATGCCTGTAAGGGACCGCAGGCCGCCAGGCCGGACAACGCCGGATCTCACTCCTGTCATCAGAAAACTCCAGCAATGCGTCATTAATGCTCTTGTGGAACAGCTCCTCTATGATACACATTTCGGCCACATCCATGAACAGTTCCAAAGAGCGGGCTGTGCAGTGCTCGGATACAATGATGGATCCTCCCTCGGGAATCCGGAGCAATAACTCCGTCACCCGGTCATAAAACCTTTTGAAACGGCCCGGATCACGCCCGGCCAGAGGCATTACCTTTTCCAATATTTCCTGATAACTTCGTGCCATGTCAGTAGTCCAGTCTCAAATTTCCCGGAAGATCAGGATCCAAGGGATCTTCTCCCGGTTGTATGATCTCCTTGCCGGTACCGACCGTGAAATACTCCACTCCGCCGGACTTGTCATCCACGACAGGACGTCCGTCCTTATCGACCTGATAGGGGAGTCCGGTCTTGCTGTCATATTTCTGGGGGTTAAACACAAAACCTTTCCATTTGCAATACATGACGAATTTTTTCTTGAATGAGGCAGGGGTATTATATTTCCGCTGGGCCGGATCATACAAGCACAAGGCGTCGAACAGCTCCTTCTTCACCAGGCGGCAACCGATATGCTCCGGTGCAGAGAAATACTCGTCAGCCCAGGAAATGAAGGTTTCCCCGATCTCCTGCCGCAGTTTGCGCTCCTCAAGCCGTTCTCCAGGAGCTTGGACCACACCGAACGTCAGATACAGTTGGATACAGTTGGCCAGCAGGTTCCAGCACAGGTTCCACTGGTCAAAATCCCACTCGGTAAAGAACAACGCTCCGAAATCGTCAACCGGTTTGTGGCTTTCATTATAAAAATCGGAAAAGGCCAACAGCCACTGGCGATCCGTGAAAGAGGAGCCGGTTCCGCGGATGGCATGGTTCGTGGCAATATAGATTTTGGGAGACTGCGAGAACGACAGCGTGATACGCCGTCCTCCCTTATAGTTAACACTCCAATCCCCGGTAATGTTTGGAAACAGAAACTCGAAGTTGAAGTTCTGAAGCACATCATCAATAAACACCAGCTTGGTTTTCTCCATCACGTCATTCCATACAAACTGGTCTTTGAAGATGTCGGAGTTCTTTCCGGGAATATAGGCTATAGGCATGACGTTCCTCATGAGTTCCCCTATAAGGGACTTTCCGGAACGCCCGTTTGACTCGCCGACCTCCGACTGCTTTCCATCCATACCGATCACCGCACGCGCCACATTGGAATCCTTCGCTTCCATCAGCATGTACCCGATGGCGCACAGTTTGGAAAGCAGATGGATATGGTTTTCGTTCTCCTCCTCGGGAGTCACCTCGCCGCTTTTCTTCCTCCATGTGAAATTGCTGGCATTGATCAGGAATTGCAGATAATGGCAGCGGTGTCCGTCTTCGGTCAGCTCATAGGAATACGTATCAGCGTCCTTCCTGAAGGTGACAAGCTGTTTTCCCAGATATTTGGCCGGATAGTCACGTCTCTGCTCCTCCCAGATATGATGTGAGATATTTTCATAGCCCATTTCCTTTACGCTGTCACGGGTGACCAGCCAGCACGATTTATCGAAATAGAAATACTGGCCGTCCCGGGAAGGCTTAATGAAATCGGGCTGTATGTACTCCAGCAGTGATAGCTTGTCCGGTCCCACATACTGCGACACCCCCTTGATCAGCATCTCGTTCACTCCCACGCAGCAATTATGCTTGGCGAACTGGAACAGGTAGTCCCGGACGTCGCTCGCCTCCAAGGACCTAACCAAGGGAGGTTCCAGATGGATGAACAAGAAACTCTTGTCCTGCCTTCTCAGGCGCCCAAAACCACGGTTCTGTAAAAAGTTCTGGGAATTCACGTAACAAAACTCATAATCCGATCTTTCGTTATCTTTTCCCTCATTCCTCTTGACCACACGCCAGAACTGCTCGTCCGCGTCAAAGGGCTGAGCCGATACGACCTTGCCATCCTCATCGAATTTCCAGCGGTAACGGTTGAAAAGGAATTCCGGAAGATTCTTCAGCAGATCCTTGTGGCGCTCTGCAAACGCCTCATGGGAGTGAAGACACCAAAGCTCCATCAGCCTGTGGTCAGTGAAACCGGTAATTTTAAACATTTCTACATACTGGCCGGAACCCTTCTTATCATTACAGGCATAATCAAAATCCGCGGCCAGCTCGTCCTCTTTTCCCAAAAGAGTATTGGCCAGCAGGTCATCAAGCCCCTTGTCCCCTGCATCATTTTTGCGGATATGCCCTACAAATATCTCCAGATAGATGTCACGGTTCTTCAGACTACGCATATACTCCTTGAAATTCCTGGCAGCGGAATAAAAGTTCCTGGGACGTTTCTCAACCGGATCGTTTATCTTGATATTACTTGAGATATCATCCCAGTCCGAATCAAAAACAAATGCCACCTCCCTGACCTGGCAACCGGTGACAATCCTGACGAAATCCTCCGGTAGCGAGCCATTATTTCCCAGATTCTGTATCCCTGACACGGCAATGGACGGGATGCCATGCTTGCACGCCTTCTCCGCTTTCTTCTCGCCCTCCTGGATATACAGGCGGTCTATCCTCGTACCGCTCTTGAAGGCGGTGCGTATCTTTTCCGGAATATATATAGGAGTACCGGACCCCCGCGGCGATTTGTATTTGAAAGGCTTCCCATCCTTGTCCAAATGCATTTCCGGGAACTGCCAACGAATGCGGTAGTATTCCTTCATCTCCCCGGCCGCCCTGCGCTTGTTATCCTTCTGGACATAACGGACAGGAAGACCGTCCAGATCATAATATTCTATGATGACATCATCCCCCTTGGCCGTCAGCATTCCCCGCTCATCAATCGTTCCCGGTTTGAAAGTACGGCACTGGAACACGGATTTCGTATCATCGGTCTTGTACACACTGGCGGTCACATCCTCGAAAGTCAGTCCCGAGGCGGCCAGCATTCGGGCGCAATAAGAACCCGTATCCAGCCCTTTGGCAGCCTTGCTTCCCTTCTTCATCTTCTGGACCGGTTTCCCAGCCGGTTTGTCCGGATGGGGGTCCAGCAGCACACAGAACTTCTTGGCAAGGTATTCCAACGCATCTGTATAACCGTATCCTTCGATATTCATCAGATACGACACGGCACCCTCTCCGCCAATCTGGCAGGAGAAGCACTTGAACAGATTCTTGCCGGGGCTGACCGTGAATTTCTTCGCGCTTCTGCACTTGGGGCATTCGCAAACATAATCCTTGCCGGATTTTCTCAGTTCCCGGAAATCCTGCACAACGTCAAGCAACCTGCCGTCCGACGCTGATTTTATCCTTGATATTTCGTTTTCATTAAAATACATAACAAATAATTATATAAATAAGCCGCAACTTCATAAGACAACACAAAATTACCGGATTGCAGCAACCCGGAATGGACCGGAAATGATGATGTTCCCGGAACACTTTGCACCTTTCAATTCATTGACATCTTGTCTCGGTTCACTGTTTTAGTCCTTTCGTACTCCAGCAGAGCGGACGTCACCGCCTTCCGAAAGTTCTCATTCACAGCTATTGCACCATAAAGCAGCCTATGTAGTCTTGCCCCCTTACAACTGGAAACATGTCCGGCAAATATCTCATAACCCTCCCCAGTATCCTCTTCTGACATTATTGTACAGGAAACATGTAAACCGGTCTCCTTACTTTGTTCCAGTATAAAGGAGAGAAAAGCCTTTATTTCAGTTTGTTTATTCTTGGAATTCATAATCTTATATCTAGTGTATTCATTTTTAATCTGTTATAAATTAAAAAGCTCATCCATTTCTTGATAATCTATGCAGTTTATAGGGATATATAAATCAGGGTCGTCTAATTTGATGTCAGGTCCCCAACATTCTAGTTGTTTTGCGCAATCAATACAGAAATATTCTTCATTTTCCATTTTATTCCTTTCTATTTAGTTTTGAGCCATACGGCAGACATTCAACCGCCGTATGACAATGCGCTTATTCAACTATCACCCAATCGTTAGCAAGCATATCCGTCTGTGATGCAAGCCAACCATTTACAATGGTGCCATCGGCAGCTTTCATACATAAGTATGCAGTAAACTTGATTCTATCAGTTTCCGAATCTCCATGATTGTTGGCAACCCATCTTTTGAATGATTCGGGAAGTGATTTAACCTGATTCACAATCATGTTAGTCGGCAGACTATCTTCAGGTCGCATAAATATAAACATTCCCTTACCATTCCATCCTTTACGAGCAACAAGATGTCCCCGTTTAAGTGATTCCAGTGCCTGCCCAAATGTTCCTGTTTCTTCTCCCAATAATTCACCTTTCATTGCTCCAAGAACATAAGCTGTTTGAATAAGCCCTTCACACTCTTTTGCTTCTTTGTTACACGATACTACACTTGCTGCATATTCGGCAGCCTTTTCATCTAATGTTTTCATTTTAATAAATATTTTTGATTAAACATTGAATCCGCTTGTTGAAACTGTTTCGTAAAGCGGTTTTCTTTATTATCTGGCAGTGCATCCGGTTGAGGTGAATTCTTTGCCGGATGATTCTCAACTGAATTTCTTGGTGATGCGCATCCCGCTATCAGAGCGAAAGGTACGCAGATTATTAGTATCTTCTTCATTTCTATATCGTTTTAAATATTAATCTTTTTCGATGAAAGTGTTAGTAGTATTCAACACTCCGGCTGAATCCCGATTTTTACCATCACGCACAAAAAAACTATCGCTTAACAGCCTTTCATAATCGATTTTATTCATAAGAATAACACTCGCATTGCCATCTATATACAGTTTGCATTGCATGAATTGAGTTCCTTTTACTTCCTCAATTACATCTATTTGCATTGTTCTTTTTTTACTCATATCTTTCCTGTTTTACTCTAATTGTTATCTAAATACTAATCTCTTTAAATTCGTATGGAGTAATCTTTCCTTTTTCTTTCACAGAAGAAAAGAATAAATCTGCTGAGCAAACACATTCGGGCATTCCACTCGTATTACAATCGTCGGGAACGGTTGCCAAGATGCATAAACCATCTGCTGGCAGATGCTCACAACTGACTTTATCATCCCAGTCAATATACTTTTGTGCTTCCTTTGCGATATCTTCACATCTATACCTATAATTTATGTAGGCATTATCCGCAGCTTTCAGTAACTTAGATATATTCATTTCTGTTCGGTTTTGAGTTATTTGAATAAGTTTTTCATGGACTTGTTTATCGCATCCAGTTTATCATCCATTGATGGATGAACATATAGATTCATAGTCGTAGATACATCTGAATGTCCTAAGATACGACTCGTTGTCTTCATATCGGCTTTAGATGCAATCATGCGTGTGGCGAATGAATGCCTTAGACCGTGGAACTTAATACACCTGTCCAATCCAACTTCATTCAAAACGAGATGCCTGTAATAGTTTCGGTAAACCCTTGGCTCACAAAACTTCTCATCTCCAGTAGTGACATAAAAACTATCATTATAGCAAGCCTTGAATTTTTTCAAGATACCGAGTAAATCACGGCCTATCGGAATATCACGGCGACTTTCTATAGTCTTGGGAGTAGATTCTATAACCTTGGTTTTTCGGGTGTCAATATCCATAATTCGTTCAATAGTATGAGTTACATGGATACATTTGTTATCAACATCTATATTCTCCCACCTCAGTCCGCAAATTTCACCAATTCTCATACCTGTACACAAGCCTATTAGAATGCCCAAGCGCTTAGGTTTCGGATAATCCACTATGTACGAGATTATTTTTTTTTGTTCAAATTCTGTATATACTTCAAGATCTTTAGTTGCTTCCATATTGGCAGTAGGAAACTGAACACGATATTTAATATATCTTACACCAAATCGTTCCATTGCATAATACAATAGCATCTTAAAAGAGATGAATATGTCTTTAGCTGTTTTCACAGATAACCCTTCTTCAATCAAAGACAGCATAAATCTCTGCATTTCGTCATTAGTAACATATTCCGGGTCTTTATCTCCATATATCGGAAGTATTTTTTGTGTGAACTGATAGACATAAGTGGAGCATGTACTTTCCTTTACTAACTTGCGCTTAACAGGAAGCCATTTATTGTATATCTCTTGAATCGTCATTGTATATTGCTTTTTATGATAAGTTTATGTTCAGGATCCTTTATAATATCACTAAACCCTAAAGTATCATCTTTACGGTTTAGAAGAATATACTTCATTTTTATGGATTTTCCCAAAACGTCGCCATGATAAACGTACCCCATAATCCCGCGAATTGATAAATTAAGGAGCAAAATAGGTATTGATCGTGCAGACAACTCCCAACATGTCACCATATTCTGCGATGGAAAGTGCTCCCAAGGAATCTTGTTGTGGCACCGCTGCCACCAATCAGCGATTATCATAGAACCATTTCCGGCTGTAGGCTCATGTATCGAACCAGCCTGGCTGGTTAATTTAGAACAAAGGATTCCAAGGGAGTTTGGTGTGAAATCCTGTTTCTTCTGCTTCCGCTCTGACAATTCATTCTCATACAAAGCCTGAAACCAATCATAAGACATATCGTAATCATTCATACGGATCAATTCGTTATAGATTTTATTGCGTAATTCTACAGAACCGTCAAGAATACGCATTACTGCATCAGGAAGATCTCTTAAATCTTCTATATGAAATATTTTAAATGCTTCTTCTTTTGTCATATTAATAATCAATTTCTGTTAACCATGCATTATCGTTCTCAAAATACACTCTATAGCCTCTCACCGTTTTATGACCTTTCTTTTTTAAACAAACATCACTTATGTGAGATGGAGTAATACATAATTTTGCACCAGCCTCATTGACAGAAGCATATACACCTATCAACTTCCTGTCTTTAATAACGACAACAGATTTCTTATTCATACCTGCACCAGTTTTATGATGCGCTCCACGACCTTTTACCAAACCTTGTAAACTTCTACGCTTCGTCCACTTTGAATGATAGGTCATTCTCTTCCCTTTATTATGTGGAGTACAACCTTTTAAAAACTGGCCATTAACAAGATTCCTCTCAGGCCGCTCAGGCGGTATATATAATTCACTCATATCTGTTCGATTTTGAATTATTTTTTTATAACTACCGCCATTGTACTAATGGAAGTGCCACTCTCTTTAAACTCCCCCGCGCTGATTTCAAACACTTCTCCATGTACTTCTTTCAGCCAGTTGCGGAAATCAATACATTTTTTTTCCGAAGCGAATTTCCAATGTTGGCTGGTTATTGCCGCAAGCGTGCCGCCTTCTTCCAATCGATCATACATAAGCCTGACATGCTCTATATCCTGATTGCCGGTAAACGGAGGATTTGCAATAATCTTAGTGTAACTACCTACACTGTCTTTGGTAAAGTCTTCATCAAGCAATATTACGTTGCTAAGGGTATGAAGAAATTCTCTGTTTTCCGGCATCAGTTCATAGCATTCCACTGTTACGGAAGGACAAGCCCTATGAATGGCTTTAATGAGAGCACCGCGGCCGGCACTCGGCTCCAGTACCGTATCATCCTCATATATCCCTCCGGCAAGCATAACCAGCCAGTCGGCAACATCGGCCGGAGTTTCAAAAAACTGGTAATCCTGCTGTAGGTTGCACCGTTTACCCTCTTTCAGCATGGAAAACACACGCTCCGGATTAAACGGGAATGTGAACCCCTGTATCTTCCCACCTTGCCATGAGCCGCCGGCTTCTTCTATCCACTTCTTTGCTTCGGCATAAGATTTTTTATTGAATTGAACTTGAGGAAGTTTGAGGATATTATTCTCAAGAGTACAATGTTTCAGTATTTCTTCTACATTCCATTTTTTACCTTCGTCAGCCTGTTTCTTCTTTTCCCCAATCGGAGCGTCAGGTGCTAACAGTGAAGATATTTTCGTTATAACCATATTACTCGCATCCATGAAAGTATTAATACAGGAAAGTGCTTCCATAAGAAATTCAGTATCAACATATCCAGCTGCGTCATAAATATCTATACATTCAGTCATATTCGACAATTCATTGAGCTGATCTACACTACCACGTAACATTTTTATTAAAGTCTCTTTGTTGTTCATCATAACTTTTCTGTAAATAAATTCTTGTTGTATCTACACTACCATGACCGAGAAGGTCTGCTAATTGAATTATATCTTTAGTTTTCTTCAGGAACATTTTAGCAAAGAAGTGCCGGAAGGCATGAGCGTGCATTTTTTTTGAATCGATACCACAATGTTTACCCCATGCTTTCAGGTGTTGTGAAAAACCTCTCTGAGTCAACGGTCCGTATCTCCCGACAGCAAGAGTACCGGACTTGCCTGTCTCCTTTATATAGTCCTTCACCTCCTGTTGTAATTGCTTCTGGAAAAAGAAACGCCGATACTTGTTTCCTTTCCCTTTCAAAACAACCTCGCCAATTGCTATATCCTCCCATGTGAATTGCTGAAACTCCGAGAGCCGGGCTCCTGTAGTACCCAATACCTTGATGAAGAAATAGTAATCCTTGTTGAGTTTTGTTTTCAGATACTCCAGTAACCGATTATATTCATTCTCGGTAGGAACATTAGAAATATCCAGCTTACGTTTCATTTTAGGTCTCTTTAATTCTATCGGCTTTTTCATCCATTTAGAGAACTTCTCAATGGCTGTAATACGTAATCGGATGGTAGCAGGAGAGAGCTTCGCCTCTTCGAGGCTTTTTATAAACCTCCTGCAATTATCCATGTTTACCTCATTGGCATACTCGAAATACATTTTTATGGATGTGTAATATATATCAACAGTATGAGATGAATAATCATTGTTATCAGTCAACCATATTATGAAATCATGGAGTAGTTTCTTATTTTTCTCTGAAATGACGTCAAGCTTTTCCAAAGGTTTCACCGTCTTTTCCCTTTTTCCATATCCGATGTTGAGAAAGGATAATAGATCGCATATAGCTGAACACATTAATGAATGACGCACCATGACATCAGCATTTTCACGTTTGTAATTCAAATAACCACGGCGGTTCACTTCTTTGGCCATCTCTAAAAAATCCGTGACATGCTTGATATATTTCCCGATAGTATCATAAGTCCTTCCTGTCGTGTATATGTAAGAAATATAATCAGTTAATATCTTCTGTCTGTCACTATTCATGGTTATTTATTTCTTTTTTTTTGATTTAATCTTGATTGGATTGTTTTTGGTACCAGTACCCAACCATTTTAATTGGATGCCATGTATCCGGAGCCAATATTTAAATTCGGACGTGGTTGTCTGTTTCATATCTGTTCCGTTTCGAATCAAACTAGACCAGCCCATTCATTAATCGTAGCATTCAAAGCCCCCATAACAAGCATCTTGTCACTTTCGTCATACTCCATAAGCACCTCCACTGTCCGGTCACCATTACAATCATTGTATTCCCTTCCTGTTTGAATATTGACAGGAAGATCGTTCTCGTGGACTGCTTCAAGCCATGCCTCAAGCAATCCTTTATTCATTTCTATTTTAGCACTTTTCATAATTTCTTACTTTAGCAATAACAGACGATCCATTCTTCTTTATACCAATCTCGTCCAACACCAATACATCAGGATATTTTGTCACCCATTCCGGAAAATAATTTGTTGTCAGAACAACAGTAAAATCACCTTGAAAATAATCCCCTCTGACCAACGCCTCGTAATACTGTAACTGCCATTCCGGGATGTCATCAAACACCATTACATCAACATTTGTATCAATATGTTCCAAGAAACTTTTAAGACTTGATGATCTGACATCATAAAAAACACTACGCTTGTTTTCGCACATTTGAAGTGCCAACTGAGTTTTTCCACACCGAGGAGCTCCTACTAATAGTATTACTTTCATATCATTCACAATTTAAGTTTATCACATTTATTAATTTCTACTACAAGTTATTCACGCTCAAATATTTTCACTCCAGCCACTTCTTCTATCTTATCCTTCGCTAGTTCAGGTATTCGTACCCAACCACTCCGCCAATTATTAAACGTATAAATCGGCACCTTGCATTCATCAGCGAGCCTTTTAGCCATCTCAGATGATTCACATACTGGTAAACTGCGCAAATAGGTTCGTAATGCCATGCCATCAATTGTTTTTTTCTTCTTTTTTTCTTCCATATTTAATTAAATATTGAATATTGTTTTGTAGATTTATAATGCAAA